TAATAGCAACGGCTTGCCATAATAGTTGCCATTGCTGCTCCTAAACTGTGTCCACAGAACCAAACTTTTTTGCCTAAATTAACTGTACGAGTCATATCATCACATACCATTGGCCAAAGTTCGTCTACTTCTGCTTTGAAACCTTTGTGTACTCTACCAATTGTTTCTGCCATCACAGGAACAGCTCTTAGATCTGCTTTGATATCGTTGAACTCTGAGGGCTGAGTACCACGGCAAGCAATCACAAGATCATGCTTGTTCATAAACCTATATGCTTGAGCTCCGTCTTTGTCGTAGAATTCTACTGTGTTAAATGAGTGATTTTTCGCTTGACTTGTTGCATCTCTTTTGTTACTATAAGCTATCTGTGCCAAATTAGCGAATAATAAGGATCTTTCTTTGAAATTAAGTTTGGATATTTCCATTTTTGCCCTCCGTTCTATATCTATATTTATTTTAGATACAATAAATACATTGTATAGGAAAGTGCAATGAAAAAACACACTCGTAGTATCTTAGAAGAACTTAACAACCTTGGCTTGAACAGGGATAATGATCGATTAATTGAAACAACTGCTAATAATATTATTAACAGCAGTATTAACCTTATCAACACTATCAATCAAAATTATGATGCAGCAACTGCTGGTGAGTTAGAAAGACGTTTCCTTAACAGTATTAAAAGCGGAGACCCACGCAAATTCAAACGTGGAATAGAAAAGATTATAGAAAACAAGCAGAGGCAAGACGATGATTCTTAAAGAAGGTGGTAATGTTTTTAAAACTGAACCAAAAGACCCTGAGAGTGTAATAACTCAGCGTATTGCTACAGCTGATGTTGATCCAACAATAGATTGGCTCAATAAAACCTTTGGCTTTAAATTTATTGATGAAGATATGCTTGGAACTACAGGCAAGAAAGTTAAACCAGACGGTACATTTGAAGAAAACAGTTCAGGCGACATTGATCTTAATGTTGACTCTCGAGAGCTTCCTAAACAAGAAATTATTGCCAAATTATCTGACTGGTGCCAAAAACAAGGCATACCAGACTTAGAAATTATGAACAAAGGTAGAACCTTTACAGCAGGATGGGTAGCAGACGCAGGTCTCCAAGTACACTTCCGTACTCCTATCAAAGGTGATCCTGCTAACGGCTTTGTGCAAACAGACTTTATGTTAACAGACAATCCTGCTCTACAGCGTGGAGCCAAGCGTGGAGGCACAGAAAACTACACAGGCGCAGACAGAGCTGTACTTCTATCAAGTCTTGCCAGAGGTAGAGGCTATAAGTTTAGCCCAACCAAAGGTGTTGTAGATCCTAACAACGGAGATGCCGTTGTTGCTAACGACTGGGATGAAATTGCAGAAATACTATTAGGTCCAGGCGCAAGAGAAGCAGATACTCACACTGTGGAGAGCATGATTGCAAAACTTAGAGGTGACCCGGACTTTGATATGTTGATTGCTCCTTGGTTAGAAACTATGGAGAAGCAAGGCAAAGGCCTCCCCGAAAGTGCAGAGCTTGCAAGGATCAAAGAGCTTGCAGGACTAAGTTTAAACAGCGTGAGAATGCTATGAGATTTTACGAATTTAAAATCAAAGAAGAAAATTTAGAAGGCGATGCTTTGTATGCAAAACTTATCAAGCAACAATTTCCTATGGGTGCAGGTTATGAATTACATGCTGGTATGACACATGAGATGTGGTATAGAGAATTAAAACTTGCTAATAGATGGCTTGCAACAGCAGTAAGAGCAGGAGACATAAAGCCTCCTGTAAGCATAGGCAATGATTTTACTATAAGAGATAAACATGGCCAGGACATAGGTATCCCGGGACAATGGGATCCGAGTATGAAACCTAAAGCAGCCAAACCAGTTAATGAATCTAAATTATTTGAAGCAGATGCACGTATTCAACATGCAGAAGATTTTGTGTTGTTTGATGGATCAGCTGGTGCTGTTCGTGTCGTACAAAGTCTAAAAAATCTTGAGCAAGGAGGACATACAGATGTCACAATCAAATGGGATGGATCTCCCGCAATCATTTTTGGCCGCAATGCAGATGGAGAGTTCATACTTACAGATAAATCAGGATTTGGAGCCAAAGGATATGACGGCCGAGCAAAAAGTGCAAAATCTCTACAGCAAATGCTTATGGCCCGCCCCGGTGCAAACAATCCAGATCCAGAGAAAGCGGCAAACTACAAAGTCTTCGTAGGTAACATGGCAGACATCTATGATGAATATGAAAAAGCGGTTCCAAAAGATTTTATAGGTTATTTCAAAGGCGACTTGTTATACTACAACACACCGCCTGTACAAGATAATAAATTTGTGTTTACACCAAACATTGTTACTTACAGAGTAGATACAGACAGTCCGATTGGACAGCGTATTGCACAAAGCAAAACTGGTGTAGTTATACATAGATTGGTTGACGAAGAAGGCAATGAGAAACCATTACCACCAGGTATAGCAGACATATTTGAAGGAAACGAAGTTTTTGTTGTGCCGCCTGTCACAGTAGAAAGAGCGCCTCAAGTAGAAGATGACAATATCAAAGAACTAAGAACTATCATAAACAAAGACGCGACAGCAATAGATAAATTTTTAAATACAGAAACACTTACAGGTTTAAAATTAAAAGGCTTACCGCAAATATTTTATACATACACAAATTCAAAAGTTGACACAGGTTTAGAAAATTTAGGCAAAGATTTCACTAGTTGGCTTGCAACAAGTAAAGTTAGTAAGCCTATGCAACAAAGGATAGTAGATTATATTTCACAGAATCAACAGGGATTTGATGCTATGTGGGAAGTAATGAATAAGATTAGAGAAGTAAAAAATAATATAATCAATCAATTAGATTCACATGATGCTGATGTAAAAGCTAACATTGGCGACATTGAAGGCGGCGAAGGATATGTACTAGCTCATCCTGAAGGCGATATTAAACTTGTAAACAGAGCTGGTTTTACAGCAGCCAATAGAGCTGTACAACGATAAGGAAGAGAAAATGAAAATTAAAGATCTTGTAAATGAAAGTGATTTTGCTGATCTAGGACTCAAAGGACTAGGCAGTGAATTAGACAAAGATGACGATTATGATCCGGCAAAAGACGGTTTCAGCATAGTTGATCAACTAGGGAAGGTACTAGACAGCAGAGGCAATCCTAATCCACTAGATAGTGTCAAAACTAGAGATGGTTCGGAAATTAAAATAACAGCAGATCAAGCGGCATCTTTGATGCGTTTGTTGAAGCGCGAAACAGTGAATGGAACTGATAGACAAGAAAAAGAAAAGTTTTCAAGAGACATCACTAGCAAGACAGGATTAACACCATTCTTAGATGCTAATGATGGTAAAAGTATGCAACAAATGTATGTGCAAAATTACATGAGTGATACAACTAAAATGGCCTTACAAAACAAGAGCAGAATGTAATGCAATTTTTACAAGAACTAGAAGAAGCACGTATGACACGCAATGACAACAACATGAAGGTGTTGACCTATGCTGATTGTTGTGAGCGTTTGTATCTAACTTTGTTAGTTCTTGATCTTATGAGCCAAGTACCCTTGGCTACATCTGTTGTAAGAGATTACTGTAGAAAAAGCAAAGACAACGATTATCAGCGATTTAAAATAAGTGGCACTGACCTATACAACTTTGTTTACTTTGTCAACGGTGATGAAAGAGCGATTGGAAAGCTAAAAGACCCAGGAGCAGCAAAACGTAGTAGAGCAAACACTTCTCTTCCTTTGCAATACTTAAATGCTTATCTGCAGAATCTCAGCAGTGGAACTAGACCAAGCGGTACTACTCAATTTTTTGTCAAACTAGAAAACATCCTAAAGATTTCAAACACAGATTATAAAACTATCCGTAGAAACATCAGTGATTGGAATAGTTTGAATATAGAAAAGAAAAAAATATACGCAACAAAACTTATCTATGCAGCGAGAGCTAAACTTAGAAGCAGTGACATAATAGATGATTTTGAAAAATTTGTTGTAATCAAAGATCTAGAAAGCAATTGGGTCGCAGACAATGAACCTGTACTCAGCAAACCAGATATTAGTGCGGCAAGTAGAGACTATGTGTTTTATAGATATCTCGTTGGCACAGAGAACATAATGTTAGTCAAAGCATTTTTAGAACTTGCAGCCGCAGGTAAACCTATTCCAAGTCAAATGGTAAAAGCATACCTACCAGCGATTAAAGCACTG